GCCCTGTAACCGTAATCAATGGAGTAGAACTCCTTGAACTCCAAGTCCCGCGAGGGGGTCTTTTCGCCCTGGAATCTGTCACCAAGTATTCTTATGTTCCCCGGGTTGTTGTTTCGTAATCCCCTGCCCATGCCGAGTGTGTTTAAGGTTGGTTATTAGCGGGGGCAGGAATGTTTAATTTCACTGCCCCCGCGATGCCGTGTGGCTGTATCGTTTAGGCTGTATTCGCTTGAATTAAAGCAATAACACCCTTATAGTCAGCGCGCCTTATGCGTCCGCCCGCCCTAATAAGGAACGACAGAACATCGCCGTAGTAGGTGGCATCTTTGGAATTATCGAACGCCACGACTTCACCGAGTGCGCGCTCAACGCTGTTTTTCTGCCAGAATAAGGCAGCGGCGTTATCCGTTATTGCATTCGCCGTGTCCCATGTTTTATGAACCGGGGTGGCAGCGTTGGTGTACCTGGTTACAGAGCTGCGTTCGTAAAACTCAAAGCCGTGCAGTTTACCAATCGTTCCCTTTGCAACATCGGCCTGTGCGTGAAACGCAGTTTGTGCGGCCGTAGTCATATTGGCCAGCAGCTGTTTATACATCCATGAATCTATAAGCGCGTACCGTTCAGCCTTAGGTATATTAAGGCTGTTCATTTTAAATTGGGCGTCGGCCACATCACTCACCGTTATTGCCATTCGGTTACCCGTTGCGCCTGGCAAGTGTGCCACAACGGCAGCTCCTGTGGTGCGCAAATAGCAGGTGGCGGCAGCGGCAGCTTCAGGGCTCCACTTGTCAATGAACTCTTCACTTACTGCCTCCATCAGCGCGTCCTTATCTTCACCAATAACCGACTGCCGTTTATCGTAGCTTGCTTCTACCTGCTCAGTTACCTGTACAACGCGTGGGGTAGTGGTGTATTCGTCGAGCGAGTAGCTGATTTCAGTATCGGTACGCTTAACTGCGACTGCTGGGAGTACTGCCCTGTTTTTTACAACGGCAGAGGGAGTTCCGGCCTGTGGTATGTGTACTACCTTACCGGCAAGTACATAACTGTCGGCGTTAAAGGCCTTCGATAAAAAGGTATTGTCGGCAAACAGTGTGCTTACGATATCCTTTTGCCATATCTCCTTTTGAATGGCCATCATCAGGCCTCCGCTGGTGGGCAGAAAGCCGGTGATGAGAGCAACCGCCGGAGCGGCCACAACGGGCAGGCCAACAACTGCCAAAAGCAGGGTGGCGGCTACCATGTTAAATAAAAATGCACTGATCTTTTTCACGTTTGTTTGGGTTTTGGGTTTTAAAAATCCTTGGTTAGTTTTATCCTGGCTTTTCAGACCAGGCGTTTGGGTAGGTGCCAAACTCCTTTTTAAAGAGCTCTTTGTACTCCTCCGGGAACTTGGCTTTCATTTCGAGAATGAGGCCCTGTTTGTCGAGCTCGTCGTAGGTCATTGTGAGCAACTTGGTATCAGCCGGTTTTTGCCCGCTTTCAACCACTGACTGTGCGGTAACCCTTTTGGGCACGCAATCAAGAAGTGCTTTTGCCGATTCATGGTCTTTTTCAAACTGGGCTTCCCAGGCGGTGCGGCCAGTGGCGGCGATTTTACCATCGGCCAAAGAGGCATCAAGCAGGGTTTTTACTTCGGCTTTCAGGATAAGCTTCTCTTTATCCTGTAAAACCTTAAGAGCGGCCTCAGCATCCTGGGCGCGTTTGAGCGTAGCCTCAATGGCCGTTACGGCTTCCTGTTCGCTGGCCCCCTCGGCTAAGCCGAGCTTCATGTTTACAATTTTCATGTCTGGTTCTGGTATTGGTGTAACAATGTCAAGTAAGGCGGTGTACTGGCGAAACATGCCCTTAAGACCTTCGCGTTCGGCGTCGGCCTTCGTAAATGAAAGATTTCCGTTTTTTGCAGTGAACTTATCTGAGCAGAGCTTGAGCGCAACTGCCTCATCAGCGTCGATCCAGTGATCAATACCATCAAAATACGTTGCTCGGATGTCATCGGGGGTTTTGCCGGTACGGTCTGATAGCTTTTTAATAAAGTTATTCTCTAGGCTGGTGAGAAGCTTAGCCTGCTCAACCAGTTCTTTTGCGGTACCATATCCACTGGCCTTAGGGCCGTGGAACATAAAAAACCCATTTTCAGCAATATGAACGTTGTCAGAAGCCAGTGCAATGATGGAACCCATCGATGCGGCAATTCCATCGATGTAAATATCAATGCGCCCCTTAAAGCTTGTAATAAAGTTATAAATTAGGTTGCCATCAATAACGCTGCCCCCCTGGGTGTGCATCCTGATATCAACCTGCTTGTATCCGGCCCGCGAAATATCGGACAGGGCCTCAGAAATATTCCGGTAATCAAGATAGTAGCCGCCCACATAACCGTAGGCAGTAATTACCGCTTTATCCGTGCCCTTTTCTACCTTAAACATCCATGTTTCGTTTTTTTGATTAAATACTAATCATTGTCACTTTGAGCAGCAAATATCAAAACATAATACAATACTATGCAAATAACTGTCCAAGTGTTGTTTAGTTATTTTTACCAGCCTGTTTTTTAAAGTATGTTTGTCGAAAATTTAACCAAATGAAGGTTCACGAAAAAAAGGAATGGGCTAAGCTACTTTACACCAAAGAGAACCTATCTCAGAAGGACGTAGCCGAAAAAACCGGAGTTTCAAAGGTCACCATGAGTAAATGGGTAAACGAAAACAACGGTGAGTGGGATAAGCTCCGCAAATCGCTCCTGGTTACCCGCGAGGAGCAGCTCCGGAGGCTTTACATGCAGCTCGACGAGTTGAGCACGTATATTATGGCCAAGGAGCAGGGCCAGCGCTTTGCAAATTCAAAAGAGGCCGATACCATTAACAAGCTTACCGTGTCCATCCGCACGCTTGAAACTGAGGCATCAATAGCGGATATCGTTGAAGTATGCAAACGTGTGCTCAACTATCTACGACCAGTCAGCCCACTAAAGGCAAAAGAAATTGCAATGGTATTCGACGATTTTATCAAAGACACTTTAAAACGCTGATAAATGGCCTTTAAAGTAACAGACACACAGGCAAAACGGGATTGGGATATATATCTCAATAACTTCATATCATCGGTACACGCTGAGCGGAATGAAAGCGAAGCGGATCGCAAAAAGAGAATAGCCAGGCTTGAGTCAGATTTTGAGGCCTGGAAGGTTTACTACTTCCCAAAGTATTGCTATGCTCCGGCAGCTAAATTCCAAATAAAATCATCAAAACGAATTCTTGAAAACCCGGAGTGGTACGAAAGCCGCGTGTGGGCTCGTGAGCTGGCAAAGGATATCGTTTGTATGATGGAAACCCTTTACCAGGTGTTAACCGGTGTAAAGTCAAACATCCTGCTTATTTCAAATTCAAACGATAAGGCCTCCGAGCTTCTTGAGCCATACCGTTTGAACCTCGAAAAGAATGAGCGGATTATCAATGACTATGGAATTCAGCAGATGCCCGGCTCATGGGCTTATGGCGATTTCACCACCACCCAGGGGGCCAGTTTCCTGGCTGTGGGTGCCGACCAGTCACCCCGCGGATCACGTAACGAGGAGGTAAGGCCTGATAAAATAATTGTATCCGATATTGATACGGATCAGGATGTTTTGAATGAGGATATTATCAATAAGCGATGGAAATGGTTTGAAAGGGCCGTGTATCCAACCCGATCGGTAAGTAAAGCTTTCCAGGTTGTATTTATGGGTAACCTGATCGCTAAAGACTGCTGTGTAGCCAGGGCAATGAAAATGGCCGACTATGTGGACGTGATCAACCTTGAGGATAAGAACGGTTTAAGCACATGGCCCGAAAAGAACTCGCCGGAAAACATCAAACGCATAAAGGACAAAATTAGCCTGTCGGCATACAATGCCGAGTATATGAACAACCCGCTTACAGAGGGTACCGTTTTCAAAGAAATCACCTGGGGGCCGGTACCACCTTTACGTAAATTCCCTATCCTGATATCATACGGCGACCCGGCACCATCCAATAAAGTAAGCCGTAAGGGGATAAGAAAGAATAAAGCTCTTTTCCTGTGCGGAATTTTAGAGGGTAAGCTTTACGTTATTACCGGTTACCTTGATCTTGTTACCAATGCTCAATATGTGGAGTGGTACTATTTCCTGAAGGCCTTTGTGGGAGACGGGAAAACACAGCTTTACAACTACATAGAAAACAATAGCCTGCAAGACCCATTTTATGAGCAGGTATTTATTCCACTTTTTGCGGAAGCCGCAAAAGAAAAAGGGGTATTAATTCCGATATCGCCCGACAATCGTAAAAAGCCCGACAAGTTCAGTCGCATTGAGGGAAACCTTGAGCCACTGAACAGGGCCGGGCGCATTGTCCTGAATGAAAAGGAAAAGGGAAACCCAAACATGACGCGTCTTGCCGATCAGTTCCTGTTGGTTGCTCCTGGTCTCCCGGCTGACGCCGACGGCCCCGATGCGGTCGAAGGCGCTTTTTTTATCCTGAACCAAAAAATTGCAGCTCTTCCGCCCGGCAGCTATTTCTTTATCGACAACCCATCTAAAAACAACCGTATATGATCATTCCGATTATCATCATCAAACAGGTACTGGCGGCAATTCTCATAATTACCGCCTTAGTGCTGCTTTGGAAGTCAAAATACTTCAGGCCGGTAAGGCTTAAAGTAAAGGAACTGCGCATCAGGTTCCACGGGCGACCGGCCGCTTTAAAAAGGGCTAAGCGGAAAGCCATGAGGCTCAATAAAAAAAAGGGTAAACGATACCGGGTTTACTTTCTTGCTATGCGCTACCGGGTGCTCCACCGCGATGATGTAAGGAGCGCCAAGCGGAGCGGCTTTTTCAACCACAATGTGAATGTTACCAATACCGAAAGCCTTGTTTTTTTCGACACCAATAACCCCGATTAACCATGTACATCACATTAGACGAGATTAAAACCCACCTCTACGACGAGCAGATAGAGGCAATCAGCGGTACCGACGACACCATATTAACGGCCGCCATCGATGGGGCTACCCAGGAGGCGAAGGGCTACCTGCACAAATTTAACATCCCGGCTATTTTTGGCGAAGTCGGGGATGCACGTAACGCGCTCCTGGTGATATTTGTTAAGGATATCGCCATCTGGCACTATATCAATTTAGCGAACCCCGGTACCGATTACAAGTCGCGGCAGGATCGTTATAACCGCGCCGTGTCCTGGTTAAAATCTGTTCAGGCTGGTGAGGTAGTGCCCGATTTGCCTATCGCCGTGCAGCCCGATAATACGGCAGGATCAGTGTCATGGAATAGCAATTACAAACGCGAAAACTATATCTAAATGGCTGTAGAGGTAAAAAAAGGGGGCAAAGCCCCAAAGATTGAGCAACATGTAGTTGTTGTTGAAGCACGGCCCGCGAACGTTGAAAGTGCCGATGTCGGAACCTGGCGGAGTGCCGTTAACTCGGCTAAGATGGGAAGGCGCAACGCCTTATACCGTCTATATGAAAACATGATCTCGGATGGTACGTTGTCTGTATCGATAGGTAAGCGCACCGAGGCAGTTACCAACGCCGAGTTGGTATTTTTAAACGCCAAGGGCGAACCTGACCCGGAAATTAACGCCCTGATGGATAGCGTTGAGTTTGAAAACCTGCTGACTTACATTATGGAGGCATTGGCATGGGGTATTTCTGTGATTGATGTTATGAGTGTAATGCCCTCGCTGAAATTCTACAATGTCCCTCGTCGAAACCTCAATACGGCCACAAAAATGGTGGTCACAAACGAGGGGGAAGAGGACGGTTTGCCCTATGCCGATAACCCCTACCTGGTTGAGGTTATCAACCCGGGCGACCCGCTCGGCTATATTTACAAAGCTGCCGTTTATGTTATCTACAAAAGGGGCGGGTTTGGCGATTGGACTGAGTTTGCTGAAATTTTTGGTATGCCATTCAGGGCATGGAAATATTCGGCTTATGATACCACCGTACGCGATGAGCTGATCAAGGCTTTGCAAATGGCGGGCGGCAAGTTGAACATGGTGGTGCCTAAAGAGGCAGAACTCGATCAGAAGGAGGCCACCAGCAACAGCAACGGGGAGCTTTTCGACAAGCTGATCGACCGTTGTGAAAAGGAAATACTGATTGCGGTACTGGGTGAAACAATGACCACGGTCGACGGATCAAGCCGCTCTCAGTCCGAAACGCATAAGGATGTGTCTGAAGACAAAAACAAGGCAGACCGCCGTTTTGTGCGTAGGGTTCTCAATAGTAAGATCTTGCCGGTTTGGGAGCTCCTGGGGCTGCCGGTTGCGGGTGGTAAATTCGTATTCCCAGAGCAGGGGGAGAGCCTGGATACTAAAACGCGGGTTGATATCGCACTAAATATCAGGGGCAAGGGCATACCGGTATCAGACGAGTACATATACGAGGTATCCGGCGTAAGAATGCCTAAAGACGGGGAAACGGTTTCAGGGGGCAACCAGGATGATCCTGATGATCCGGAGGACAAAACCACCGATCCGAAACAGCCAGTGCCGGGCAAAGCTAAAAAGAAGGGCACGGAGGCTACCGCAATGGAAAGGTTCTTTGGTTTTTTCTCAGAGGCCCTCAGGCGCGGGGGGGCTCCCTTAAACTTTTAGTTGACGGCCTATACAGTCAGGAGCTTTACGCGCTTAATAACCCGGTTGGAGAATTAGATAACTTCAGGGATATATTAAATAAAGCACTTGAGAATATCTACAATGAGCTGGTCGATGTAGAAACCGGCATTGAGCCCAATCTGTTTAAAGTTACTTTCGACACGCTTAATGGAGCCATAGATACCGGCTTTGGTTCCATTTCGTATGATCACCCCGACTTTGACTTTGTAAATGAGCTGAAGCACAACAACGGGGTATTTTCGGCATTCAAGACCCACCGGCAACAAAATGACCTGGCTAAGTTGCTGCTTGACGAAAACGGGAAGCTTAAGCCCTTCGATCAATTCCGGCGCGATGCTGAGCCTGTAATAGGCGAGTATAATAAAAACTGGCTAAAAACGGAATATGACACCGCCGTGATCCGTGCGCGCATGGCTGCCAGGTACAAGCAATTTCAGCGTGATGCTGATCTTTACCCTAACCTGCGCTGGACTGAATCTACCAGCGTTGTAAAGCGCGAGCCTCATGTAAAGCTGTACGGCCTTATACTGCCAATCACACACCCATTCTGGCAGGTTCAGTACCCGGGCAGCCTCTGGAACTGCAAATGCGGGATCACCAATACGGATGAAGCTCCGAACGGGAAGCTGTTCAACATTGGCGACGACGTTCCGGAGCCACCGGCCGGGCTCGAAGGTAACCCGGCGTTCACGGGTAAGATTTTCAGCCTGAACCACCCTTATGTAACCAATGCCTACGGTGGCAAAAAGCTCGCAAAAATAGTTCAGGACTTTGTTAACAGGGTAATGCTAAAATATGCGGAGCAGAAAATAGACGCGTGGAAAAAAGCTTTACCTGAGCACAATGGCAAAACGGTCGTGGCTGATAACCTTGTTACCGGCAAGCTGGTTATACTCCGCAAAACGGTTACAACCGTTAAGGAGCATTACGGCACAGCCGATAAGTTATTCTACCTTACATCGCTCGACCAAAATGTTAAGTCATGGAAATACCTG